AATGTCACTTTATACAGCAGTAAAAAAGGTGGCTGGCCAGAACCATAAGTCGATTTATCAAATCGAACATGATTTACAGCTATCAAATGGAATGATCAGCAAGTGGGATAGAAGTATGCCACGTGCTGATTCATTACAAGATGTTGCTGACTACTTAGGAGTAACTACTCAATTTTTATTCAAGTTAGCCGGAGAAGATAAGGAGGAAAAGTAAATGGAAGCTTTAAAAGTTTTAGGAACCGAGAAAATCGACAAAATCGAATTCACTGGAATTGAAGGTGGATTTGGTAAAGATAAGAAAGCAATGCTAGTGAGAGATATTGCAATTGCTCATAACCGTCCGTTATTTAAATTGAACCAATTGATTGAAAACAATAGAAGTCGATTTAAAGACGAAATTGACATCATTGATCTTCTAAATACTTCAGAAGTATTTAGAAATTTTGCAAAAGAAAATGGCTTGATTGGTAGTAATCGAACACAACATGTTTATCTCTTATCCGAACGTGGTTATGCAAAACTACTAAAGATTATGGACGATGACAAAGCGTGGGATATATATGATGAACTGGTTGATAACTACTTCAATATGTGAGTAGCCATTAAAGAAAATAAATCATCTCTTGTTACTCAAGAGCGCTTAGCAATTATGAAAGATAATTCAGCTACTCGCAGAGCAAACATGCTTTACAAGATTGCAATGGCTACTGATTCAAATAGTTCTAAACAGCAATTATTAGCAAGAGCCGCTAAAGAAATTACTGGTGAAATGATCATCCCTGTAATGAAAGAAAAAGAGTATTCCGCCACTGATATTGCTAAGAAGCTAGGTACTACAGCAACAATGGTTGGAAAAACTGCTAATAAATTAGGGCTTAAAGCTGAACAACCTGGGCAGAATGAGTATGGCCGCTGGACAAATAGTAAGTCACGCTATTCAGATAAAGAAGTTCCTCAATGGCTCTACACAGAAGCTGGGTACAAAGCAATTAAGAAAGAGGTTAAAAAATAAAAATGGTTGAATACGAAAATGTTAAAGATGCATTAAAACAACTCGTTCGATTAAATGAACCAGGTACTACTTTTGGCAAAGCTTCTACCATCGTAGATAACGGAATTAAAACAGATAAAAGAGAATTTACAATTAAAGATTTACAAGATTCTAATTATGAGCTTTTAGCAAATGTATGTGATCTTCTAGGGATGAGTGAAGTCTATTTGGAGGATGACAATGGCAGATATTAAAAAAATCAGCTCTGAAGATTTACTCCAAGAACTGATCAATAGAAAAGTGTTAACTCAAATTCCGGTTGGCCTTTATAAAGAATTTGAATTGAAACACAAATACAAAAACAGGGATAAGCCTATTCAGTGTGATGCTGTGTTTGTTCTAAATAAGCATCGAAAAGATTCTTAGCAGGCTCCTGAATCAAATCATCATCGGGTAAATAAGTAGACAATGCTACCCAAGAATCAATTTCTACAGGGAAATTGCTATCACGCTGAATGTCCTCAACTAAATCTCCTTCAGGAGTATTTAAAGGCTCTAAGGTATTAACCCATTCATAAAAACTCATATAAATTCACCTCCTAATTATGAGATGAATCTAGTTTACCAAAAATAGAAAGAAGGTGATCATATGCCATCAACAATGCCAGGCCGAGAGCTGGTTCAAAATTTTCTTAAGGATAATGATATTAAGATTACTGACTTAGCTAAGATGTATAAGCTTTCAAATCAAGACGCACGTGACTACGTCTCAGGTCGCAAGACTAATCCTGCAGCTAATCGATTCATCTTAACAGTCATTAGTGATTTTAATCTTAGATAGAAAGGAGCATAAAAAAATGCAAATCTCAATTCCAGAAAGAGTTATTGCCAGAGCAATCCAACAGCAATATTTCAATAAAACTGAAGCTGCTAACTTTTGTGGTGTAAGCAAGTCAACGTTTAGAAACTGGACTATCAATCATAGTGACGAACTCATTCCTACAAGTGTAGATGGACAACTGCTTTACAGTAGAGAAACACTTACGGATTTTATGAAAGAACGTGAATTATGATGCAAAACAAAAATTATTATCGTGAATTTAATAAACCGATTCGCAAAAATAATTTAGATGATAAATTTTTAAATATTTTTATCTTTGTAGTACTTCTAGCCTCAAGCCTTCTAGCCTATGGCTTTTGGGATGCAATTTTTCAATGGATTTGAAGGAGCAAGAAATGGAGCTTAGTAAAGAAACTAAAGATAAATTGTGGGCTGCTACAGATTTAGTGACAACCATTTATGACTTAAACAAAAAGAGAACTACCAGCCATGATGTGGTAGTTCTCAAGTAAATAATCAAAGGACAGTATAACACATGAAAGCAAAATCAGAAAAAGAGTTAAGAAAAGAACGTCAATTTATCCGTAATCAAAAAGCAGATGAAAGACTCAAGGGACTAGATGTAATTGTTTGCTACTACGGTGATGAACGTTGCACGATTGGTCAACATGAAAAATTTAGTACCTGTCGTGATTTCATTATTTGGTCAATTGTACAAGAACCTGAAGTGGCTGCAGAAGACATGGGCTTTGACTCGACCACAGAGATGTATGCGTGGATGTTTGAAAATGGCACTGACAATCACGAAATGAAGCAATTAGTCCTAGACTACTATGACGGAAAGGATATGCAAGATGAATAAAGATCTAAAAGACTTTCAAGATTGGATTAAAAAAATGCAAGATGATGCTGATGACTGGGTAATTTATCTGGTCTATCAATCCAAAAAAAATGGCAAAACTTATTCAGGTGCAATGCGGTGGCTGAGTAAGAATAAGCCAGAATTGCCAGGTAAATTTACTGCTGCACCAAGTGAAACGGTAGCAAACGTTGTCCGGTCGATTTTTGAAGAAGCAATTGTCAAAGTAAAAAACGAAGGATTAGATAGAAAGGTCGACGACGATGATTGATCAAGATTGGTTAAAAGAAAGTATCAAGCAAGAAGCACAATTAAAGTTTGCTGCTAGATGGGAAAATGCAGAGTTTGATTCGTCTGAAGCAAGACAAGCCTTTCAAGCAATTAAAAATACTGATGAATGGGAAACGTTCAAGAAAGTAATGACTAAAGCATATGAAAAAACAATTACTAGTAATGTCCTTAATCAGCTTCAAGGACTAACAGATTTAATTCATGAAGCAGGTGAAGAATAATGCCGGCATTTAAATGGAGCGATAAAAAAAAGCCTAATTATAGATGGCTTGTCTACGGTATTGCCGGTGTTGGTAAAACAACATTGAGTAAATATCTTAAAGGAAAAACTTACTTGCTTAGCTTAGATAAAAGCTTTGAAAGAGTGAAATTTTGGCAAGGTAATGATGACATTTGGGTTTTAGACCCAGACAATCCAATTGAAGACCTCAGTGACTTCTACAATTTCTTTAAGCCTAGCGACTATGACAATCTCGTTATCGATAATATCAGTAGTTTGCAGAAATTGTTCTTTGTTGAAAAAGCTAAAGAAACCAAAACGGGATTAGCTAATAAGATTTCTGACTACAACGAATGGAATACATATTTAATTAGATTTATCGCTAGCGTTTTTAAATGGAACATCGATATCTTAGTCACGGCTTGGGAAGCACAAAACAATGTTACTGATCCTAGTGGTCAAGCATTTATGCAATACGGCCCAGACATTCGGGACAATCCAAGGGATTATTTAATGGGCAGTTGTGATGTAGTTGCTCGTATGATCCAGAAACCACAGTCAGGAGAGCGTGGATTAATCATGCAGGGCAGTATTGATACTTACGCTAAGAACCGCTTAGACGACCGACCAGGGTGCAAAGCAGAAGACTTTTTCAAATTTAAAAAGACAGATCTTGAAAAAGCAGTAGATAAAGTTAAGGAGAAAAAATAATGTTTAGTGAAAATGTAAATGAAAAGTTGAAGTTAGATAAGGAAATGGAAGACAAAGTAAGTGCAACGTGCATGGATATTCTTAACGGCAGAACTAAACATTTCATTATTGTCGGTTTAAACGATGATGGCAGCCAAATTCAAAT